CATGAACGACCGCATTCTGTGTGTCGAGTCGTGGCCTGACGGAACAGTCACCTGGGATGGGCGCCGGAAAGCCGTGTCGCATGACGGACAGTACTGGTTGGTGCGTCGTAACGGTCTGTTTCGTCGTTGGCAGTGGCTCCCACATCACGGGCAATACGTGGACTTGTATCCGGTGGCTGACTGATGTGTCGGTGTGACACGGACGAGTGCGGGGATCTTCGGGCTGAGTACATGGACTCGCGTATCGGCAGGCTCGTTAGTGAGCAGGCTGAAGTCTCGCAATGTGAGGGTGAGGGCTCAAAGTGACCTGCACGATGACGTTGGTCCTCGACTACGACACTGTCGACTGCTACCTGCCTGCTGGTCACGCCGGCCCACACAAATGCGTGGGTGACGGGACACGGTTCTTCTGGGCCTACGAGCGGTGAGTGACACCCGCCGCCGCAACTACCGTGGCGAACCAATCCGCGACGGTGAACACGCGAAACGATGCCCCGAACCGGACTGTGACAGGTGTGTGAACGGGGCTGCGAAGAAACCGTGGCGTCGATGGTTCAGGCGGGCGGTGAAACTCGATGAGTAGCGCATACGACGACCTGTGCGCAGCGGTCCGCACCTACTACGAGAGGGTCGAACCCGACTCGTATGTTGAAGCATGGTGCCTCATCTCGCACCGACTCTCACCCGAGCTCGAGCAAGACGGGCAATCCACAGTTGGTGTGTTGTCGTCCCCCGAAATGTCGTGGGTGATGAAACGTGGCCTGTTGGATGTGGCGCTCACTGAGGACCGGGCATCAGCAACAGTCCCGGAAGATGACGACTGATCTGAGGGGGTTCTCGTCTATCTCGTCGCGGTGACGACGCAAACCACACCGGGTAACAGCGAATCCCAGTACTCAACTGCTGGGTGTAGCCGAGGCGACATGGTGGTCAGCCGGCTCGCGCGCCGGATGAGGGGTTCGACGTCCCCTCCGCCTCACACGATTCCCTTCGACATCGAGGTACACCATGCGCGTGTGCTCACAACCTGGATGCCCAACGATCTACCCCACCACCGAGGGGTCACGTTGCGCCGCACACAGGCGTGCAGCAGACAAGGCACGGCGTCCAGACGGCAACCCGTACTCCACGCCAGGGCACCGCCGCTTCCGCGCAGCAGTCCTGCACCGCGACCCAGTGTGTGTCCTCTGCGGATTCAACTTCGCGACGGTGGCAGACCACTATCCGCTGACACGCAAAGAGCTGGTAGAGCGCGGCATGGATCCGAACAATCCTGACGCCGGCCGCGGACTCTGCAAGCCCTGTCATGACCGCTACACCGCGATCTCGAGCCCCGGCGGCTGGAACGCCTGACCACACTGCTTGACCTGTCGGGGTCAAGAGCCCACGGACGGATTGATCCACGTCGCGGTGGGCATTTCTTGTACCCACCGACAGGGGAACATCTATGGGATCCAAAGACAGCAAGTCCACCTTCTGCACGGTCGACGGGTGCGGCAAGGCGCGCCGAGCAAGGATGCTCTGCGCCTCCCACTACAACGCCGTCCACCGCAAGCCAAACCCCACAGCGGAGTTCAACTGCGACTCATGCGGCGCGGTGATGGTCAAGGAACGAAGCCGCGCAAACCGGTACTCGTCGCTCTACTGCTCGGAGCTGTGCAGGAACTACGCGCTGTGGGGCGGCTGCTCGTCCGACATACCTTCGAGCCATTGGGCACGCTGGTACGGAAGCACCAGCGTGTGGGCTGCTCCGGCAGCTATCGAGAACGGGCCTTGCGGGTGGTGTGGTGGCGTCAACCAACGCACCCGGTCCTCGACCTTCTGTTCCTACCGCTGCAAGAAAGCGCAGTACAAGGCGACAAGGCGAGGCCGCGAGCACAACGCGTCCGGCACGTACACGTGGATGGACATCACACGCCTGTGGCAGGTATTCGACAGGGCATGTGCCTACTGCCATACCCCTACACCTCTCGCAGAGATCCAAGCCGAGCACGTCGTCGCGCTCAGCAACGGTGGAGCCAACAACACCACGAACCTCCTACCCTCATGCGCAGCCTGCAACAGCGACAAGCGAGACCTTCCGCTCGAGGCATGGAACGCTGACCGCGCACGTAGAGGACTCGACGCCAGGTGCACCGCATGGTCTATGGATGACACACGCTATCGACACCTCACGTCCGTGCACGCGCTCGTGGCTTGACCCAAGACCGAACCTATGTTCGATAGGGGTGGGGGATGCCTCAACTCTCCCCTTAGCCCTAAGTACCCCCGGTGAGGCGTCTATACCTCGCGGAGGGTTCAAACTTTCCGGTTCTGCCCGATTTGGTACCTATGTTCGACTAATCCGTCGTCGCGTGATGCGGCGCTGCGTGATGCAGAGGAGTGGGAAATGGCTAGTGGTGGTGCTCGTAATCGTTCGGGTCCGTCTGTTGATCCGATGTCGGGTCGTTCGGATGCTCGCGGGTTGACGTTTGGTCAGTTGCCGCAGGGTGGCTTCCAGGGTGAGGTTCCTGTGTTCCCGCTGCCGAGGATGCTTCGGTATGAGTGGGTGTATGAGGAGAAGTCGCGTCGTCGTGAGGTCAGTGAGGAGCTGACTGATGTGTTCCGGGACCGTGAGGTTGCGGTTTGGGAAGAGGCGTGGACGTCTCCTCAGGCTGATGCGTGGTCGCGTGATTCGTGGCGGTGGCCGGTCGTTGCGGAGTATTGCCGTCTGAAGACTGTGGTTGAGCTCGAGCCGGATGCGAATGCGTCTCTTGTGGGTCAGTTGCACCGTTTCCGGGACCAGCTTGGGTTGACGCCTGCTGGGATGAAGGAGAACGGTTGGACGATTGCTGTTCCGGCCGCGGCGGCTGCTGTGGCGGAGTCGGATGGTCCTGTTGCGCCGGTTCGCCGGCTGAGGGCTGTTGGTGGCTGAGTATGTTGTCGACTTCCCGACCCTAGGTGACCTGGGGAACGCGTGGATCACTCGTCATTGCCGTGTTCCTGATGGGTTCACGCGCGGTAAGCCGTTTGAGCTCGCTGATTGGCAGTTCTGGTGTCACGCGAACCGGTATCGGGTCCGTGAGGATGCGGTGTTTGTTCCTCCGGAGCGCGTGGGGCCGGATGAGCCTCCGATCCTCAACCAGGCGTTCTTCTACCGGATGACGTTTATTGTGGCGCCGCAGAAGACGGGCAAGGGTCCGTTTTCGGCGTCGCAGGTGGCGTTTGAGGCGTGTGGGCCGTCCGTTTTCGCTGGTTGGGCTGAGGGTGGCGAGGTTTACTCGTGCGCTGACAACGGCTGCTCGTGTGGGTGGGAAGACTCGGCTGAACGGTACACGTATCTCGAGGGTGAACCGCTTGGGATGCGGCACCCGTCGCCGCTGATCCAGATCACGGCGAACTCTGAGGACCAGGCTGCGAACATCTACCGTCCGTTGACGGCGATGATCCGGCTGGGGCCGCTGAAGCACCTGCTGGCTGTCCGCGAGGGTTTCATCCGCATCTTGGGGCTGTCGGATCAGGATGACTTCGACCGCATCGACGTCGTGACGGCGTCAGCGCGTTCCCGTCTTGGTAACCCGATCTCGGATGCCGAGCAGGATGAGGCGGGCCTGTACACGAAGTCGAACAAGATGGTGGACACGGCGGATACGCAGGCGCGTGGTGCGGCTGGTATGGGTGGTCGCACTCACCTGACGACGAATGCGTGGAATCCGACTGAGAACTCGTATGCGCAGCAGATTTTCGAGGCGCATGAGGACGACGTGTTCGTGTTCTACCGCGACCCGAACGAGATGCGTGGCGATGACGGGAAGCCGCTTCGCTATGACGTGGCGTCGGAGCGTCGGAAGATCCACGAGTTCGCATATGAGGGCTCGTGGTGGGTGAATCTCGACTCGATCGAGGCTCTGGCTAAGTCGCTGATGAAACGCGACCCTGCGCAGGCGGAACGTTTCTTCGGGAACCGTCTGGTGGCCGGCTCGGGTAAGTGGCTCACTCCTGAGGAGTGGGAGGCGCGGAAGTCGAAGACTCCCGTCATCGTGAAGCCGCGGACGTCCGTTGCGATGGGCATGGACCTGTCGAACAACAACGACTGGACCGGTATACGGCTCGAGACGAAGGATCTGTACCAGTTCACGCCGACGTTCAACGTCGGTGGTGATCTGCGCCCGACCGTGTGGAATCCCAGCCTGTTTGGGGGGTTCATTCCTCGCGGTGAGGTGTTGGCGGCGGTCGATTACCTGGCGTCGGAGTTCCGCATTGTCAGGGCGTACATCGACCCGGCCGGTTCGGCGATGGGAGCGATTGATCCCGACGCGATCCCTGACGACGACTCTTGGCGTACTGAGCTGGCCGAATGGGCGGCGAAGTATGGCCCGAAGGTGTTCGTCCCGTGGTCGTGTTCGCGGATCACGCCCATGCATGCGTCGCTCGAGCAGCTTCGGTCGGCGGTGCGGACACCGGATTCACGGTTCACGCACGACGGCGACGAGGTCACGAAGCTGCATGTCACAAACGCGGTGATGATCGCGAAGACGATGCAGCGGTACGTCCTCGGCAAGCCTCATGGCGCCGATCACCAAAAGATCGACCAGGCCATGAGCTCGACCCTCGCGCACGAAGCCACGATGGACGCGCTCAGAGACGGCCAGTTTGACGAGCCGGCTGACAACTACGTATTTTTCTGACCCCTGAGGAGGGCGCATGGACGCGGATGACGCCCGGAAACTGACTCAGCGGATCTATACCCGTCTGAACAATCGTCGCCCTGACATTGAGAAGGCGGAGAACTACTACGAGGGCGATCAGCCTCTCAGTTTCGCTACCGAGGAGTGGCGTAAGGAGAACGCTGAGCGTTACCTGGGGTTCTCTGACAACTGGTGCGGGACGGTCGTGAACGCTGAGGCTGAGCGTCTGAAGCCGATCGGTGTGACGAACATGCCGAAGACTGCGGCGTCGAAGCTGTGGGACGCGTTGCAGATGAACGAGTTTGATGCTCAGTTCTCGCAGGGTGCTGTGACGGCGTTGACGGCGAAGCGTTGTTACGTGATTGTGTGGGGCGACTCTTCGGGGGAGCCGATTGTCACGTTTGAGCACCCGTCGTCGGTTGAGATTGAGTACGACTGGGAGAATCCGCGTCTGCGGACGGCCGCGTTGAAGACGTGGGTTGACGAGTCGGATGAGTACGCGACTCTGTACACGGCGGATCACCTGTGGAAGTGGATTCGTCCGCGCGTGACGCCCGTGAACGAGCTTGACTCCATGACGGAGCAGCAGCGTCAGGAGTACGCGGCTTCGGGCGGTTGGTTGCCCCGTGAGGGTGCCAAGGATGACACGTGGCCGATCGTCAACGACCTTGGCGTGGTGCCTGTGGTGGAGATCGCGAACCGGCCCACGCTCAAGGGCGACCCGCTGTCGGAGATTCAGGGCGTCATGCCCATGCAGGACGCAATCAACCTCCTGTGGGCGTACCTTTTCCTCGCCGCTGACTACGCGTCGATGGATGCGCGCGTGATGCTGTCGGCCGACCCGCCCAAGATCCCCATTCTCGACAAGGTGACGGGCGACATCATCGGTACCCGCCCGGTCGACATGAAGGATCTTCGGTCTAAGCGCCTCATCAACATCACGGGCGATAACGCGCGGATCGATTCGTGGAAGGCGGCGTCGCTCGACATCTTCACGGACACGATTGAGATTGCGGTTGGGCATATTGCGGCTCAGACTCGCACACCCCCGCACTATCTTGTGGCGAACAAGGGCATCTCGAACCTGTCGGGTGATGCGTTGAAGTCGGCTGAGATCGGTCTGAACAAGAAGGCTGGGGAGTTCATCACGTTCACTGACCCGCAACTGCGGGAGGTGCTGCGGCTCGTGGCGCTGGTGAAGGGTGACACGAAGGCTGCTGAGGCTACCCGGCTGGCGAAGATCGTTTGGGAGTCGCCGGAGATCCGGTCTGAGGCTCAGCTTGCGGATGCTCTGCTGAAGAAGTCTCAGATGGGTTACCCGTTTGAGTACCTTCTCGAGCTTGACGGGCGTTCGCCGGCCGAGATCCGCCGCATCATGAAGATGCGTGAGAAGGAACTCGACGACGCTCTGGGTGCTGGGGTTCAGGCGGCGGTGCAGGGCGAAATGGGTCAGGTTGATCCTGATGTCGACGCTGCGTGATGTTGCGGTTGAGCATCAGCGGCGCCGTGACTCACTAGCCGACAGAACGTCTCGTCAGGCACTCCGCTTGTGGCGGTCTATTGATCCGGCGGCGATTGATGCCGGGTGGGATCGTGTCGCACCTGTGTTGACGGGGGTTGTGTCGGCGGCTCAGGTCACGGCGGCACGTCAGGCGGTTCCGTACACGAACGCCGTGATGGATGCGACGGATGTTGCTCGCGGCGGTCCTCTGCTGGTGCCTGAGGCCTTCGGTGGGGTGTCTCGTGAGGGGCGTTCTGTGGCCCCGGAAATGTTCGCGGCGGTCACGACAACCAAGCGGCTGATATCGGCTGGCAGCGGGGTTCCTGCGGCGTTTCGCGCGGGCGCAACGGTCATGTCGATCATTGCGAAGACGCTGGTGACCGACGCCGGCCGGTCTGCCGACAAAACGCTCTCCACTGGGAAGGGTTACACCCTCTCTGTGCGTGTGGTGTCGGCTGGTGCGTGCTCGAGGTGCGCGATCCTCGCCGGTGTGACTGGGTATCGGACGGACTTTGACCGTCACCCGTCGTGCCGGTGTACGTCTATGCCGATCGTGGACAACACTCCGCCTGAAGGCTTCTACGCGTCACCTTCGGACTACTTCGAGTCGCTGACTGCCGCGGAGCAGGAGCGTGTGTTCACGAAGGCGGGTGCGGAGGCGATCAGGGCTGGGGCTGACCCGGTCAAGGTGGTCAACGCGCGTCGTGGTGCGTTGACGTCCACGAAGCGTCCTGACGGGTCGTATTCGCGGGCGAGCCTGCAACCCACGGTGATTGGTCGCCGTGCGGACGGGACGCCTCTGACGGTCTACGCGACCCCGGAGGGGACGTCGGCGCGGTCGTCGTGGGCGAGGGCGCAGAACGACCTCGTGAAGTCCGGTGACCAGCGGTATCGGCGGACCCGGACGCTGCGGCTGATGCCTGAGCAGATTATGTCGATGGCGTCAACGCCTGAGCGTGCTGTCGAACTGCTGAAGCGGTACGGCTACCTCTACTAACAACCCGGGGGAATGTCGGCGGCACCTGGGATAATTGAGTCAAGATACCCCCGCGAGGACTGGCATCCTCCGGGGGCGTGACCAACTCGGTAAGGGAGTTGATGTGCCTCACTCTACCAAGACGTGCTCGATGTGTGGCGGAGCAAAGCCGTTTCACGACTTTCACCGAAATGCCCGCGCGAAGGACGGCCGCCAATCCAGGTGTAAGGATTGCTCACGCGAGACTCTCCGCGACTGGCAAGGCAGGAACCGTGTGCACGCAACGCTCGCGGTGGCGCAATGGCGGGAATCCAATCGCGAGGCGGTTCGTGATCACAAGCGCAAGCACAAGTACGGGCTGACTGGCGACGACTACCGCCGGATGCTTGCGGGCCAAGAGGGCGCGTGCGCCATCTGTGGCGTTGTCATGGAGCCACCCTGCGTAGACCACTGCCACACGTCTGGGCGAGTCCGCGGACTCCTTTGTTCATCCTGCAACGTCGGGATAGGCCACCTCCGAGACAACCCCGAAATCCTCGACGCCGCCGCACGGTATCTCCGCGCACAGCGCTAACGATCCAAACAGGAAAGGCCACCTCCGGGTGGCCTTTTTGTTTGCCCAAAACTTCCCGCGAGACGCGGGGAATCACCCCGATTGGGGTGGCCGGGCGACCCGGGACAGGTCGCCTTTGAGTAACCCCATCCAAGGAGTGATTCCAACATGTCAGAAAGCGAATCCGTTGAGACGACGGACACGGATCAGGACGCGGTCGACGAATCCACCGACACCTCCGACACCTCCGGTGAAGAAGAGGTCGCGGAAACGGAAGATCCCACCGCAGGACTGAAGAAGGCTCTTGCGGCCGAACGTAAGGCGCACCGAGAAGCAGCGAGGAAGCTCTCTGCTCTTGAAGCGGCCCGTGCGGACGCGGACAAGGAACCTGC